TGCTCTGAATTATTTGATTTGTATTGTTTTTGGTATTCACCTATATATTTTTCTTGAAAATATTCTTCTATATTAATTTCTCTATCAGCAACAGCAAATGATTTTTCATATGCTACATCTAAATAATGTTGCATAGCTTCATGTACAGCTGTCCCAAATACAGTATGAATAGAAGATGTAAATCGTTTGATTTTATCTTTATACTGGAGTTTCCATCTATGTGGGCACCCTCTAAATATAGACATCTGAGAATAGGATATATTCTTTTGATATGCATAATTAACAGGTGAAGGAGGATTATTTCTAATCTCTTTTACAATACTTGGGAGTTTTTTTGCCAAACTATTTTTTCCATTTATCGCGCCCAACTAAGAGCCCAATGATGCCATAATTGGCTATATCAATAAAAGTATCTTCCATACCTTCACCTTTAACATAATTTCTACCATTAACCATCAAATTTCTTAAACGTGATATTTTATCAGTTAGTCTAATGGCTAACCCAGTTAATGAAAATTTTTTATCATCGCTATTATTGACGATATCTCCACCTAAAGCAATGTTATTCAGCCCATAATCCATATGTTTAGCTGCAAACATTTCATACATTTCTTTTTGAATTTGTTTAAATTCTTTAGATAATTCTGAGTATTCTTTTTCAAATACTTTTATTGTTAATTTTGATGAATTACCCGATTTAGCACTCATAATTTCTCTATCGCTCATAACTTTTTCTATTTCTTGGGCATTACTTTGAAAATGTCCTGTACTAATTTTATCTTCTAGCTTATTCATATAAGCTTTAATTGAATCACCCATTTAATAATCCTTTAGTGTTAAAGTATTTATCTAAAGTTGATAATCTATCATCCGCATCTACTAACATAATAAGTGCTTCTTCAGCATTTTTATAAAAGTCTCCGGTTGAGTGGTCTCCAATGCCGACTGCTTTATTACCTAATAGTTCAAGGGACAAAAGTGCTTTTGCTTTATCTGCTTGTGCCGACGTACGTAACATTTCTACTAATTTGCTCATTTTAATAATGGTTTTATTTCTTTTTTATTTAATCCTCTGTTAGTTAATATACGACTAATTTCTGTGGTAGCCAATATATTTATATATTCTTTTGCTTCTTTACTCGAACATTGAAAATAATCTTTAATGTGGTTTGTTAAATCATTATTAGGCTGTTTTACCTTAGATTTAACATATTTACTCCATTTATTATTTTTAGGGATAAATTCCCTATATATGTTGTAAATCATTCTTTTTTCCTGTGGTGGGAAATCTTGAACATAATTTACAATTTCTAAATAATCAGGATTCATAGATAAAAATCTATGTATCATATAACTATTCCAAACCTCCCAGTCTTTATCTGTAAAAGATTCAACTGGGGGTTTGGTGTTATTAATTGCTTTTAACCAATCAAAGATATTCTTCATTAAATAAGTTCATCTTTTAATTCTTCCCTTAAGTCTTTAGGGACTGAACTTTCAAGTATTTTTCCTGTTTTCAAGTCATAGAATACTGGAATTGGGAGTAAAGCATCTTCATCCGTACCTGTTATAAATTTAGATACTGTACGTAATACTACTCCTTGTTGGAATACACTTCCACCTTCTGAATTTTTTACCTCTGATGTATTTTTTAAGTCAATAGGTGGGCCTTGTTGTTGTTGCTGTTGCATAATTATTTATATTTTATTAAAGTTTGAATTAATGACATTATATTTATTTCCTTGTCAATACGGAAATTTGCTTTATATTGATGTTCGTTTATTGTTAATACTGCTGTACCTTCTTTATCTTTATAATATTCGGATGAACGATCATAAAGTGCTCTAAATAATTCATCAAAATCATCTACATTAGCATCTGCTATTATTTGACGTATAGTATTAAATGATGATACCTTATTACCCTTAGACAATTCATTAATAACTTTATCTATATAATTAGATGATACTAATATTGATTGGTCTAATTTAAGATATAAATCATTTGCACCACCATCCATAGTTGATAATTGTATAGTATTAATACATTTACGTAAATCAGGGTAATATTGGTTAACTAAAGGTACTAAATCATTTATATCATGTTCAATTGACTCTTGTTGTAAAATCCAATTTAAATGTTTAGCAACATCCTTTTTAGTTGGAGGAACAATTTTAAGTACTTGACATCTAGATTGTAAAGGATCAATAATACGCTCTACAAAATTACAAGTCATTATAAAACGCGTCGTACGAGAGAAAGTTTCGATAATATTACGGAGTGAAGCTTGCGCTTGGATAGTAAGAAAATCAGCTTCATCCAAAATGACCACTTTAAGTGGTTTAAAAGAAGCAACGCTTGCAAATCCTTGCACTTTATCACGAATCGTTTCAATACCTCTTTCATCCGAGGCGTTAATATAAAGATGGTCACAATCAAGATTTTGAACACAAAGTTTTGCCAAAGTAGTTTTTCCTGTACCAGCTGGTCCATAAAATATTAGGTTTTGAATATCATTCTGGTCTAAATATTTAGAAATAGATTTTTTAATATTTTCATTACCAACATAATGTTTTAGATTAGATGGTCTATATTTTTCTACTAATAAACTATTGTCCGAATTCGCCATATATTGAATATTTCTTTTCTGGTTCTGGTATTACTTCTGTCTCTGTTGAATCAATTGCATATAAGTTACTTTTTAGTGGTTCTAATCTATAACTACCTTTAAATCCTGTTTTAACCATATATGCTTCTAAAGCATCAGTTAATGTTTTATGTATAGGACCATCAGGCTCATTTGCAACTAATCTCCATTTATCGCCCGGAGGTACTCTCCGAGCGATTAGGATATTTTTTTCTTCAATCTTTGTAGCCATAATATACGAAACTATTTTGACTCAGCCACAGATGCTTTTTTATAATCTGTAATTACTCGTTTAATAGCTTGTGCAGCTTTTCTAGCTCGTGCTTGACTTGCTTTAGTTGTTCCATTGTTGTTTTCCGCTAAGGTATTAAAGTTTTCTTCAATTACCTCAAAAATTTCTTGTTTTGTCATTCTTTTTTATTTATTTATTAATTATTAATTTACATCATACCCATCATTGGGTCCATTTGTTGTTGTTGTTGGTTATCATCACTAGGTTCATTAACTACAGTACATTCTGTTAACAAGACAGTACCTGCTACTGAAGAGGCATTTTGTAGTGCTGTTCTAGCCACTTTAGTAGGATCAATAATACCTGCTTCCTTCATATTAACTGTTTTATCAGTTTTAATGTTATAACCAGCCCAAACATCATTTCCTGAATTTATTAACTGGTCTGCTAGTATTTGGCCTTTTACATCATCAAACCCAGCATTAACTAAAATTTGATTAAATGGTTTTTTACATGCTTCTACTACGATAGCTGCTCCTGTAGATTTAATTTCTATACCTGATGAAGCATACATTAAGGCTGTTCCACCTCCAGGTACTATTCCTTCTTCAATTGCTGCTTTTGTTGCATGTAAAGCATCATCCACACGGTCTTTCTTTTCTTTCATTTCTGTTTCAGTATTCCCACCTACATGGATAATAGCTACTCCTCCTGTGAATTTTGCCAACCTTTCTTGAAGTTTTTCTGTTTCGAACGGTGTTGTTGCTTGCCCGACTTGTTGTTGTAGTTCTTCAATACGTGTTTCAATTTCCTTAATTCCTCCTTTTCCATCTACAATGGTTGTTTGTTCTTTTTCTACTGTTACGGTTCTTGCTTCTCCAAACCATTCCCAACTAAATTTATCAAGTTTCATTCCCTTTTGTTTATCAAGAACGATTCCACCTGTTGTTACGGCAATGTCTTCTAAAGCTAATTTTCTTCTATCCCCAAAGTCAGGTGCTTTTACAGCACATACTTTCATTGTACCTCTCATTTTATTGACAATTAGGGTTGCTAAAGCTTCATTATCAATGTCTTCGGCTATAATAAGTAAGGATTTACCCTGATTTGATACTGCTTCTAAAACTGGAAGTAATTCTTTTACTTGGGTTATTTTTTGATCAGCAATCAGAATAAGGGGGTTGTCTAACGTTGCTGTCATTGTAGTGTTATTTGTGACAAAATATGGTGACTTATAACCTCTTTCAAACTGTAACCCTTCAACAGTTTCTAAGTATGTTTCACCAGTACGTGATTCTTCTATATGAACAACCCCTTCCATTCCTACTTTATCAATAGCTGTAGCAATTAACTTCCCGGTTTCTGGGTCATTGTTCGCTGATATAGTTGCTATTTGTTCTAATTGTTCTTCTCCTGAAATGTCTTCTGATATCTTATTTCTAAGATTTTCTACTACTTGTTTTACTGTAGCATCAATATCTCTTTTAATTTGTACTGCATTTTCATTATTATTTAATGCATTTAGTCCTGCTTTTACCATTTCACGAGCTAACAAAGTAGATGTAGTAGTCCCATCACCTGCTTTTTCAGCCGTTTTAATAGCAGCTTGTTTTACTAACTGTACTCCTAATTCTTGTTCTGGGTTGGTTAGTGAAATAGATTTTGCAACTGTAACTCCATCTTTAGTTGATTGTGGAGCACCATTATCGTTAGCAATAACTACATTTCTTCCATTAGGTCCTAAAGTAGATACTACAGCATCAGCTAAAACATCAATACCTTTTACTAAATTTTCTCGGGCTGTACTGCCCAATGTAACTTGTTTACTCATTTGTTAAATCTTTAATTTCTTCGTTAGTTAAATTTTCTTTTGTTTCATCTAGTAATTCATCTATACTAGTTGTAATTGATTCACTTACCTTTGCAAGGATTTGATTTTCAGGGCCTACATAATAGTCTTCTCCATTATAAGGCAGTTTAGTAAACCCTTGAGTTGGCAGGATTACTTTTTCTCCAACTTTTAAAATAGTAGGAATAAAATCCCCTGTCAAAGTTGATTGCCCCGGTCCTACTGATACTACTAAACCAGTTTCGTTTTTTTCTTTCCCTAAGTCAGGGACAATAATGTTACCTACAGTAGTTTCTTCTGATTCTATTGGTTTTACAATAACAGCGTTAAATAGCGCTTCTAATTCCATTTGTATAATTTTTAATGTTAGTACTTATTTTTGTATAATTGTTAATATATTCTTCTAAACTATCAAAATTTTCCATATCTGCTTTTAAATTAGCTATTTTTTGTAAAGCTTGTTCAAATTTAGCATAATAATATAGAGATTTCTCATAGGTTTTTGCCTTGCCTTTAGCCCTAAAATGGGAGGCATCAGATGTCACATTTTGTTTTACAGTGTAACTGTATTCATCTTTAGTAATAAAGAAGGGTTCAAGCAAAGGGTCGGTAATAGTCTGTATAGACTTTCTTTTTGTTGTCATATAACTTATTTATTTAGACGTGAATATACGAATAATATTGCGCTAGGACACGCTTTTTTAATAAAACTTTTATTTAATTTTAATTGTTTTTGCTTTTTTAGACTCCGCAATTGGAATAAATAGATGAAGCAAACCATCTTTCATTTCTGCCTCTAATTTCTCAAGTTCGAATTTAGCTGCTACTTTATAACCTAAGTTAAAAGAACGTTTAGCTAATCCTTTATAGATGTAGCCACTGTAATCAAATTCTTCTTCGTTGGGTTTATCATAAATAATTTTTAAAAGATCTCCATCAATTTCAAGTTGAATATCTTTTTTAGTTAGACCAGTACAGGCAACTTCAAAATGAAGTCCTTCA